CTCGCGAAAGTCTTCGTCGGCGGCGAGGTCGCGAAGTGCTGCGGTAATGCGGGTCAAGGCCGCTTCGTCGCGGATTTCTTCGAGCCGAATGGGAAGCGGCTTGCCGAAGTCTTCGGCGGCTGCGGAGACCATGCCGAGAAAACGAACCAGGTCGGGGTCGAGTGCTTCGACCGGCCCGCTGTACTTCTCGGCTTCAACCGACATATCGAAGAGCGCGAGCACTTCGGCAAGGGCTTCGCCGAGCGAGTTGACGACCTTCGCGTTGTACGGCTTCATGGGGGCGGGCACAACGGCCGACAAGGCTTCGCCAAGCGCGCGGTCGGTATCGGCGGCAAGGCCTTCGAGTTGCGGGTCGGGGATAGGCATAGATGGGCCGGCGTCGAAAGGCATGTTCACTCCACAATGGCAAGGGGCGGGGCAAGGCCTTCGGGCGGCATGCCTTCGGGCGCAACGGGTTCGGGCGGTGCGAGCTCGGCAAGCTCTTCGGGCAACTGGAAGGTGCGAACCACTTCCTCAAGTAGTCCGTCGGGCTTCGTGCCGAGCTGCAGAAGAAGGGGCGCAAGGTCGACGAGCGATTGACGCTTCGCAAGGTCACCGGCCGGGGTCGACCCTGCGTCGACGGCCCAGTACCGAAAGTCGCCCGTCAAGTCGTCGGCCGAAAGCATTGTCGGGCCTACCGGGTTCGGCAGTGCAAGCGGTTCGGCTTCGTCGCCAAGCACGACGGAAAGCATCACATTGTAGACGCGAGCGATACTTGTGATGACTTCGTCGCGTTGCCGGGCCATTCGCCCGATTTCGGACGAAGTGTAGCTCGCGAGCAAGTTTTGCTCGGTTGCGGTCGCCTTCGTCACTTCGCCGCGCGTAAAGGGCGCAAGCAACCCGGCCTCGCGAATGTCGGCTTCGACGGTCTGCGCGTACAACGAGATATCGCCCGGTATCGGTGCCTGCGGCGCCGGGATGATATTTCCTTCGAGCTGCATACCTGGTTGCAGGTCCACTTCGATTACTTCTCCGTCGCGGCCCGCCGACAGCTTCGCAACGGCGTCTTCGCTCATAAAGCCCGCCCGCATGAGCCATTGCCGCGCCATTCGCCGCACGCCTTGCGCCTGGTATGTGCGCATTACGTTGAGCTCTCGGAACTGGTCGTAGCTGCGGTCGACCAGACTGTACCCGCGAAGCGGTACGCCGGGGTCGCGCGAGAAGTAGAGCGGAATAATCGGGACAATCGGACGGCCCGACGCCGACTTGTACGGTATGCCGGTCTTCTCGTGTTCGAGCTCGGCTTCTTCGGCTTCGCCGCCCGCCTTCACATCCGGGTCGAGTGCCCCGACCTGAACCGTGACCCCTTCGAAGGCAAACGACGCGCCGTTGTCGTAGTCGGGCGACCAGACGACGAGCGCGTCTTCGACAAGGTCGTACATTTCGACGACGCGAACCCATCGGTCGAACTGGCCCTCGCGCATTGTTTCGGGGCCGGGTGCCGTATTGCGTCGCGTGTCAATCCACCGGGTATAGGCCCGTGGTCGGAAGTCTTCGGGGTTTTTGTCGAACCGCACGCACGCTTCGTCGAGCGGTAGCAGGTACGAATGACCGACCCATCGTTGATGCTCCCACGAGCCCGAAGTGTCGTCGACAATGACCGACCACGGTTCGAGCGCAGACGCCGCAACGCGCTTTAGCGGGTCGACGCTTTCGACGGGTGCGAGCTTGACGAAGGCGCAAGGGTAAATCAACGCCAAGCGGGTAGCGTCTTCGATGACATTGCGGACGCCAAGCAAATACTGGTTCGCGGTCGCTTGCGCGACTTCGGCGTTGCCGCGCGCCCGAAGGTCGGGTTGTACGAAGACGGCCGGGTTTCGAGCGTACAAAGAGCCGAGATAGCTTTCGACGACCGCATAGGCCTTTGGCACTTCGGTTCGCAAGATACCGTCGTGCGCGTCGTACTCGCGGTCGGACCAGAACCGCGTAAAGTACATGCTCCGCAGCTCGCGCATGCGGGGCCGCTTGTCGTTCCAGTAGTTGTCGTGTTGCTCGACGATTTCTTGCACATGTTGCGGAGTAAGCATCTATTCGCCTCAGAAGGGCAACGAGCTTGCCCGAAGGCGACGAGCTCGGCTTCGCTTTATCAGGTCGTCCATGCGGGTACGCTGCGATTGTAGCGCAACGGTGCGCCAAGTTGCGGGAATATCGCGAAGACACCGGTACGCGAGTGCTATAGCGACTGCGGCGTCGTCGTGCGACCCTTGCGGGGCTTCGGGCGCAACCTTGCCCGGTGCGACTGTCAAGGCTCGCAGCTCCAACCAGGTCGCCCGGTCAACGACCTGTACTTGCTGCATCGCCTCGCGCAAAGTGTCGAAGGCTTCGAGCTTGCTTTGTAGGGTCGTAGTCCACGGGCGGCCCTGCGGGTTGCGCCATTGTTGCCGATAGCCGCAGTTGTCCATTTCCAGAAGTAGCGCGTGCCCGTGGTTGTTGCTCTCGGCAAGAACAAGCGCGTTGTTGTACCGGCTTGCTACCTGTATGACGGTGTGCGCCCATTGCGACGGCGTCGCCCGGTTGCTGCGTTGCGCGAAGACCGGTTGCCTTGTCGCGACCGATACGACGCACAAAGCCGAGTAGTCGCCGCCGACGCCGCCCCCCACATCGACGCCCATTACATAGCGGTCGTGCGCATGCGGTGCCTCTATCTCGCGACCGCCCGAAGCACCGACGGCCGTGTGATCGATGACGTGGATACCTTGCAGAAGCTCGTCGTCGAACCAACCGCCCTGGCGATTCAAGAAACAGTCGTCGAGCGTCGCGGGGTACTCGCGCTTGAACTTGTACTCGCCGAGCGTCGCCCGGTAGCGTCGCCGCCATGACACTTGCCCGGCCGACAACTTGTACCGCTCGACGAGCTCGGCTTCGTCTTCGCGCACTTCGAAGTCGGGGTCGACCTGGTCGCAGTACGCCGGGTGTTCGTGCCACCAGTGCGTAAGCACATGCCAACCGTTTTCCGGCGCGCCGGCAATCAGTCGCGAGAAGGCGTCGCCCGGATTGTTGGCGGTGCTTTCAATCATTAGCAGCCCGTCACCGACGGCCGCGAGTGCTTGGCTTAGTAGCTCTTCCTGGTCCGGTGCGAAGGCGAACTCCGAAAGCAACACGCCGGCCGGACTGAAAGAGCGCAAGCCCGTTTGCGACCGCGAAGTGAAGGCCTTCAAGCTCGCGCCGGTGTCGGCGTACTTCAACTCGCCTTTGGCTCGCGTGTCGAGCTCGCGGCGTAGCAGGTCGGGCGGGTGCCGAAGCCAACGGCGGTTGTCGTCGAGCAAGGCCGTCGCCGATTCGGCCCGCAACGAGACAAGCGCGAACATGCTCTCGGTTTCGGTTGCCGTCCACTTCTGATGCAACACGAACTTGCAAGCCGTCGTCGCGGCGACCTGTCGTGCCTTGATGACGAGGATTCGGTTGTGCCCGGCTTCGACGGCGTCGAAGATCTTGCGCTGCATCGGCAACGGGTCGAAGGGGATTTCGGCCTTCGAATCTTTGTCCTGTACCCGATGAAGCCTGCAGAAGTTGGAAGGCCGTTCGACGAGCTCGGCAACCTGGTCTCGCAGCTCGGCCGGCACCGTCGGCGGTACGAAGGTCAACACGCCGCACGCGACCGCAGGTAGTCGTCGGCTGCGTCGAGCGCGTCTTGCAGCCCGTCGGTACTACCGCCTGCCTGTCTTTCCATTAGCAGCGGGCACACGACCGACCAGTTGTAGCGGTTGCCCGACGGGTAGACTTCTGCGTCGAGTAGCGGGCGGCGAAGCGAGCGTTGCAGGCCTTGCCCGACCTTCGCCCACGGTGTTGCGGTTTCTTTCTGCACGGCTTGCCCTCCGGTGCAATCAGGTATCGGCGACCAGTCTTAGCACGCTTCGCAGCTCTTCGACTTCCGGTGCTTCGAGTTGCACCGCTTCGCGAGCTCGCGCCACTTCGAGCACACGCCAAGCGGCGTCGAGCTGTGCTTTGTTCGGTCGCTTCGTGCCCCGAAGTACGCCTTCGACGAGCCCGATTGCGTCGGGCGCGAGCTTAGCGAGTGCTGTTTCAATCGCTTCGGGCGGCATTACCTGGTCGGACATATTGAAACTCCATTCAAAATCGTCGAAAACGCGCTATTCTTCGGTGGTGCACTGTCATTATACGCTATTCATGCACCTTCTCGAAGGCACAGTGCAACCTAAATCGCTCGTTTTTTTCTTTCTGTTTTTGTGATGACCGACACAACTTCGGAGAGGGGCTTGCACTGTGTTTCCGAGAAATACCACTAACACGGCATTTTTACAGTGCGTTATCGAGTATCACGGTGTTTTCGACGACTGGCGACGAGAATAGCGTAGTCGTGGGGTATCTCACCAATGACACAACTGTGACCAAACAAAGACATTTCTCCGCACACTGACACGCCGCCATGATGGTAATATGTCTTCGTAACCACAACGGAGGCACCATGAACCGGCAGACACTCGAAGACGCCTGCGGCGCAATCGTCATCTTCGCAATGCTCTATCTGGCCATGTTCCTGTGATGCGCGACGAAGCAACCGCACGGTGCCGGGCCGACGACTACCGACGCAAGCTCGTCGGCCTTGTCGGTCGCTCGGCTTCGAAGAAGTACGCAATCGACCCTTGCGAGCTCGGCGGCTTCGTGCGCGTCGTCAACCGTCTCGAAGGCCGTACACTTTGGCTTCGCGTTCGGGGTCGCGCGGTCTTCCGCTATGTCGAGCCGACGACGCACGCTTCGGCCCGCTTGCTGGCGACGCCCGACGAGCTGCGACAACTCCGACGCGAAGCATTGACCTACTACAAAGAGGACTGAAACCATGAACGACAACGACAACGACAACCGCCCCGAAGTCACCGACGCACTTCTCGGGCAACTTTGCGACTCGCACAACTTGTTGATGCAACAACGCGACACCTATGAACGGGCGGTGCAACGAGCGATGCAAGCCGTGCGGCGTATCGACTTCGAGACCGGCCCGCGTGTCTGTCTGCCCTTGAAGGTAGAAGACGCACTCCGGCCCGTGGTCGACGCCGTCGTGCAAGCAACGCTCGACGACCTGGAACGCCGTCGCCGTTTCTCTTCCGAAGCCGCCGATATCCTGAGGTATTTCTGATGCAACTCCGACCGATTCTTGCCGACGAGCTCGGCCGCGACATTCGCCTTGCAGCCGCCCACGCAAATATGACGACGACCGACTACCTGCACACGGTCGTGCATGAGCTGATTCGGGCCGACCTGCGACAACGCCAACAAGCCGCAGGCCTTGTCGAAGCGGTGCGCACAACGCTCGAAGACGGCGTACCCGTCACCCGATGATTACCGCCCGCCCGTGTGCACAAAACTTCT